AACACTAGCGGCGGTGGAGATGACCGTCTCTGGAAACCTGAAATGGACAAGACCGGCAATGGTTATGCCGTGATCCGTTTCCTGCCCGCACCAAATGGAGAAGAACTCCCTTGGGCAAAGATGTACTCCCATGCCTTCCAAGGTCCTGGTGGTTGGTACATTGAAAACTCCTTGACTACTAATGGTGGTAAGGATCCTGTCTCAGAGCACAACCGCGAACTGTGGAACAGTGGTGTCGAATCCGACAAGGACACTGTTCGTAAGCAGAAGCGCAAACTGTCCTACTATGCCAACATCTATGTTGTGCAGGACAAAGCAAACCCCGACAATGAAGGTAAAGTCTTCCTGTATAAGTTTGGTAAGAAGATCTTTGATAAGATCATGGAAGCAATGCAACCTGAGTTTGAGGATGAGACTCCAATCAATCCCTTTGACTTCTGGCAGGGTGCTAACTTCAGACTGAAGTTGAAGAAGGTTGCAGGTTACTGGAACTATGATTCCTCTGAGTTTGCTGCACCATCTCCTCTTCTTGATGATGACGATGCACTGGAAGCCGTATGGCAGAAGCAATATTCTCTGACTGCACTGACTGCTGCTGACCAGTTCAAGTCCTATGAAGATCTAGAGAAGCGTCTGAAGATGGTGCTCGGTGCTAAACCACCTGCCCGTCGCTATGATGAAGAAACCTCTAATGAGGACAGTGATCGTGGTTCTTACACACCTGACTTCCAAGCACGTCGCCCTGAACCCACTGCAGACTTCAATGCACCAGACATCACTCCTACTAAGTCTGCTGACTCAGATGAGGATGATGCATTGTCTTACTTCCAAAAACTTGCTGAAGAGTGATATTAGAATAGTCTGATATTATCAGCAGTCTTCAAGGTTTCAGTCTTATATTGACTGGAACCTTTTTTATATGTCATGAGATCTTGAAAATCATCAATGATAACATTTAAGTATATGTCTTTCAGTAGAAAAATATTTCTTTTACTATCGTTCAATTGTTCCTCATACTGATAATTTGTAACTTCTACAACAGGACTTTGTGTGACCATCCCAGAGTTTTCATAATATGTAATTGAATAATTAGACTCTACTCTTAAACCTTTTTGAACAATAATAACATCATCATTATTTTTAAGTTCTGTTGTTTCATGATGATGAGTATTATTTAAGTTGTCATATGTTCCATACTTTTCAATTAGATACTTATCAAATTCAAACTGTGGCATGGGCCATTCACTTTGAATATTTAAAATATTATTACTAGTTAAAACGATCCAGTCTAGATCAGATCTACCATACTCTTGAAAAGCAACATTATCTGGTCTATCATCGCCTTTAATCTTATACTTGGTAAAGAAAGATAAGTCTTGATAGATATCTTGTTTTAAAGTAATTCTTTTAAAGAAATTTTTTACATTAATGTAATCGGATATATTAGCATCGGGAAGTCTACTAACATATTCAAAATCTGGAACTACACTGAAGTAATTTGACATCTTAGAAACCTACTGCTGCTACGTCTTCATCACCATAATCATCATTATATACTGGTTCAAGTTCTTTGAATTGCAAAGACATTACATATGAAGACATTGCACCATCATCATATGGTGCATAGTTTCCTTCAGGTGTATATTGAACATTGCATGACAGAAGAGCACACTCCTTAAACTTATTCATAAATGGACTTTCACTATCACGCCCCAATTGAACATATTTAATTTTAAATGTATTTGGAGTTCTTAAAAACAGTCTTGATTTTTCTCTGATAGGTGCCATTCCTTGTTTGAAAAATCTAATTATCTTTACGATCTCTTTTGCTTCTGATCTACTTCTTGGTGATAATTTAAATTGAAAAGAGAATGGTCTTAATGATGGTCCTTGGAATAATAATTCAAGGTTTGGATTAAGAATCATTCCTTGAGTTCTACCCAGAAGAGTGTTGATATCAGATCCAATTGCAGAAGCTGCTGCTTGGGCCCCGATTCCTTCTTGAATTACATCACTATTACCCTGTACCTGTTTTTTTATCTCCCCAAAAGCACCACCAATTCCACCAGGAACAGCATCACTATCGAGTGCCGCCAAGGCAATTGAGGCACCTGCGATCTGCAGAGGGTTCATAGTATTATCACCCCAGTTACATGCATTGGCATCAGAAATTCCGCCTGGAATTGGTAAGGTGACCGAACCGAGTGTTCTTTGGGATGTATCACTGCTCCTATCTGAGAACGAAAATCCTTCAACCTTTTTTGGTTCATACTCTAACATATCAAATTTGATTATATCTTGACCAGGGTCTCTTGTCTCAGGATAATTCAGATTACCAAAGTTTGTCCTTGTTCCCGTTGTTTTTGAAGTATCTAAATCTACGGGTTCGATCTCTCTTGTAGAACCACTATTGTCACCACTGGATGGGTTCTGGCCATCACCAGTTTCGCCATCCACTGATGCCGTGGATGGTAATTCAGTTGTGTCTTTAGCGGTTTTTTTAGTCTCTGGATCTGTAACTCTGGGTATGGTTTTACTCAATCTTGCTAGATCTTCTTTTGTAGCATTTGCTTTAAGTATTGCTGCCCTTTCATTATTTGCCTGCTTTGACAGTTCTTTAGTAAATAATTGTTGTACTTGTGCCTTAGTAAGATTTTTTTTGTTAGCATTATTATACTTTTTTACAAAGTTATCAGTAACTGTCCATTTGGTGGGATCACTTGGATCGGACACGGCCATTTTTTCTCTACCAAAAGCATTCAAAAAAATGTCATCATCATATAAAACTGCACCACCAGTCGTTTTATTTACTTCCAATCTAGTAGGAACTTTTGCAGTAAAGTAAGTACTTGCTGCTGTAAATCTCTCAGTTGATGACATGAGATACGGTGTCTTTTACTTATTTATCACTATTTTCTCATAATCTAATGACAATAAATCATCAAGTTCATCCCTCTGGACAATATAAACTTGAGTGCCCAATTCTTCCCAGGTATATTGTCTATAATCTCTAAGGTGAAAATTAATTCCACGAAATCCCCATTGAAATAATTCAGTCACCGCAACCAATGGGTGTTGGTCATATCTTATATTAGGTGTCTTTGCAAAGTATTTGAAGGTGCAGATTTTTCCCTCTTCAGGTATAGGTGTTACAGTATCATTCAGTGCATACATTATAAGTTCCATTCTCTCCCCAAGATCTTTCTCAGATTTAAAGTCTTGAATATTAGGTTCGATACGGTTCATTTGATTCCGAGTTCGTCTTCTGTAACCACTTTAAATTTAATTCGTCTGTCCTCACAGAACTCAACAGCAGCCTTCCACTTTGCTTTATTCACTTCCCAAGTCTTACACTCATACAGATATGATTTAGTAACTTTCTTTCTTTGTTTTGGTGGTTGAGTTTGTTTCTTTGGTTTCACCTCTACCACATAAGTTTTGATCTGACCTGTGCTTTCTTTTACTTTAATAATAAAGTCAGGAAAATACTTATGCACTCTTCTATCAAGAGGTGAGACGTATGGAATAAAGAACTCCTCACTACCCCACTCAAGAATGTTCTCATTCAAGTCACAATAGCGACAAAACTTGCGCTCCCAACTACTTCGACATATAATGTTATTGGGATTGCCTTTATACTTCTTTGGGAATGAAGGTTTGTATTTACTTTTTATGCTTTCTCCCATACATAGTATATAAGATCAAAAAGTATTTATAGATGTTATCCAACCTCTTCAATCTCCGAGAGAGAAGTGCAAGAAAACAAAATGTTGATTCGGTCAAAGCAAATTTGCTACGACCATCATTAACAGCATACTTTGCGGTTGAAATTCCATTTCCGAATGGAGAAATAGCAAGTCAGTTAAAACAAGTTCTTAGTAGCGCAAAACAACCTCAACTTAATCTTCTTTGTACTGACGCATCATTGCCTGGGTCTCAATTGGCCACAATGGATATCAAAAATGATCGCACTGGTGTCAGTGAGAAACATGCTTATCGTAGAATGTTTGATGATAGAGTTGATTTTACTTTCTACGTTGATGCAGATAATTATCTTCCAATTAGATTTTTTGAAACTTGGATGAAAGGAATTATGAATGAGAATGAGGATGCTGTGGCAAAATCATATCAATATAAACCAATATATCCAGATGAATATATGGCCGACCAGGGTTTGAAAATTTTCAAATTTGAGAGAGACTATAAGCAACTTTTAACCTATGAATTTTTTAGATCTTTCCCGATAGCGGTGGCCTCAATGCCCATATCATATAGTGGAAATGATTTGTTAAAGTGTACAGTCTCAATGTCGTATATCAGATACATTCAAAGCGGACCAACCAGTAATACACTGGGACTGGGAGGAAGTACTTTTGCTAATGCAGCAAGAAATACTCCAGAAGAAGTAAAAGACTTGCAAAACAAATCCCTTGCACAAAGTTTTGCTGATGATACTGGTAGATCACTTGAGGATGCTACAATTCTCTCACAAGGAGGAACCATAGAGACAGTCATCGGATGACCCTCTAAATAATCACACTGAAATATATCTATAGGACATCATGCCTTTACCAAAGA